GATCACGAAATAGTAAATGGTGGGGATGATTTATATATCACTAATTTTAATGCCACTAAAAGTATAATTTTTAATAGTGGTACCTTGACAATAACAGACGGAATACCTGATGTTATTTCAATTTCAGACCTTACACAAATGAGATTTGGAGCAGGTCCGGATTTATTTATTTATTCTAATGGTGATGAAGGAATTATAAGTCCTGCAACAAGTTTAAGAGTAGGTGCTCCAATAACTAATTATACAGCTTTTGATAATGTTGGCTCTATAACACAAGAAGGTTTAGCAACTGCAAGTTTTAATGCAACAACAGTAAAAGGAGATTTTTATTTTAATTCTAACTCTCATAAAATATATATAGGAGAAAATAAAGAAGGTAGTATATATTTTGATGGAACAGATTTATATTTTTCAGTAGGAGAAAACCCTAATGCAGAAGGAAAGATAAAACTAAATGATGATGTAGAAATAACTGGGCAGTTGAGTATAGGTGAAGAATTAGTAATAGATGAAACTTTATTTTTAAGTAGTGGTAGTATAACTGATAGTAGTGGGACTATTGATTTTGGTAATGAGAATTTAGATACTACTGGGGAAATTACAGCTAACTTCTTTGATATGCCGGTTACTGCTGCAGCTGCTGGCGTGGCTACCGCTGGTGTTATAAACCAGAATAATCTCCCATTTATTCATTCTTATGGAGCAGATAATTTCTTTGCTGGCGGTGCTGGAAACTTCACCTTAACAACCGCTATCCAAAATGTCATAATAGGCTCAGGAGCTGGCACCTTACTTACAGAGGGGGTCAGTAATCTTGTTTTCGGTGTTGGTGCTTTCGAGGACGCTACAACAGCTTCTCGGTGTGCGATAATTGGTTCTGGAGCAGGGCTGAATATCACAACTGCTTCTGATATAGTTGCTATTGGTAGTGGAGCGGTTTCAAATGTTACCGTTGGAAGCAGTGGAGCAGGCTCGATTGTTGGCATTGGTCGTAATGCAGGTAGCAATTTCGGCACAACCTCTAACAGTGTCGTAGCAATAGGAACATACGCAGCCGGATTAACTGGAACTGGTGGAGCATCGTGTTTGGCAGATACCTTTATTGGTTATAGGTCTGGCGCACAAATATCAGGAACATTAAGTAGTAATACTTGTATCGGGGCACATTCCGGTAGACTATTACAAGGTAGTGCTAATTTATGTTTAGGTTATGCTGCTGGAAGGCGACAGACTGCGGTATCTAATTATTTTCTTGTTGATAACGAAACGGTCGCCGACGCTGCTACAGAGCTTACACATTCACTTTTATTTGGTTTATTCGAGAACCATGCTAATGGCCCATGGCTAAGTGTTAATGGCGATTTTGCGGTTAAAGGCATATCTTATTTCGGTGATGGCGGCGACGGTACTGGTATTAGAAATGGCGGAGCTACAAACTACACAGCAATTTTTACTACAGGTTCTATAACACAAGAAGGTTTAGCAACTGCAACTTTACAAGGATTAAGTTTGAACATAGTTGCTAAAACAGCAGCTTATACAGCTTTAGCAACAGATGATATAATAAGTTGTGGAGCAGGAGATGAAACTTTTACTATTGATTTACCAGTTCCTTCTGCTGGTAAAATATATTATGTTAAAAATGTAGGAACAGGGACTATAACAGTTGATGCTAATACTACTGGAGGAACAACTATAGATAATAATAATACTGTTACTTTAGACCAATTAGAAAATATTATGATAGTAGCAGATGCAACAGAATACTGGGTAATATAGGAGAAAATTAAAATGAGTCACATAGAAGATATTGAAAATGAAGACTATATGATAGATAGACAAAAATTAATTATTGAAGCATTAAAAAAAATAGATAAAGAATTAAGAGAATTAAAGGATTAAATATGTTAATTATAGGTTTAATACTAGGAATAGTTATAGGTGTCACAGGTGGGACTTTTTTAAGTGATCAAATAAAAAGTTGTTTAATTGAATTTTTTTCAAAGATATTAAAATAATATTAAAATAAAAAAGAAGGAATTTTAGATATTAGTTAGAATAGAATAGAATTATAATTTCTTAAGGAGTATTATTATGGTAAGACCATCAAAATCATCAAGACCAGCCAGACCAGCCAGACCATTAAGACCAAGAAGGGGTAGAAATACAGGTGGATGTACTAATGGAGGACCTGGATATGGAAGGGGAAATGGACAAGGAAATGGAACTGGTCGTCAAGGCTAGTTCAAGGAATTAAAAATGTTAGAAAAAACTATTTTCCAAAAAAAATATAGAACGAAATATAAGCAAATGCATCCAGAATTTTATCTAAAAGAAGTTAGCAAAGAAGATAGAGAAATATATACAGAAGGAGAAATTTTAACAGGTAGAAAAAATAATGGCGATTTTAATAAATTTAATAATTTTGGGAAAGACACTCGTGGTGTACCTAGAAACACAGTTAAAACTAGATTCATCAATTCCTTTAAAAAGTATGTAGACAATAAAATTTTAGAAGGAAAAGAAGAAGAAGTTTTTGATCGAATGTGGAAAAGTTCTAAAGGTGGTAGTTATCAGCACTTACAATATCTTTTTGATAGAATAGTAGGTAAGCAAAAGGAAGAAATAGATATAAAAACTGAGCAAAAACTAAATGTTAGTTTTTTATTAGGAGATGAAGATCCCATTGAAGAAAGTAAATAATGCCTTGTACAGAAATTGATTATAAAAGAACTGCTCAATTATACCCTAAACAAAAAGCTTTTATAAATAGTAAAAAGCAATATGTGTTTTGTCTTGGTTCTAATAAGTGCGGTAAAACAGATCTTTTATGTATTAAAGTATTAGAGAAATCTTTAGAATTTAAAGAAGGTCAAGTCATTTGTTGGTTGGCTCCAGTAAGTAGTCAGGCCAAAATTGCTTTTGATAGCTGTATTTTGCATTTAAAAAAGACTAATATTTTAAATATTTATAAAGAAAATAAAAGCCTAATGACTTTAACTAGTCCTACAGGAGCAAAAATTAGATTTGTAGGTAGTGAGAAATCGTCTAGTGTATGGGGATATTCTCATCATTTTTGTGTTGTAGATGAAGCTAGCCACGTTAAAGATGAGAGTTGGAATGCTTTAGTTACTACTGTATATCATACTAAAGGGCAAATATTCTGTATCGGGAATCCAACTAACCGTTACACCTGGTTTTATAAGGCATGGGACAAGGCAAAAAAAGGAGAATACGAAGATGGTGAAGCTTATAAATTAACTAGTATGGATGCTGTTAAAGCTGGAGTATTAGATAGAAATTTTATTGAAAAAGAAAGAAAAAGGTTATCTAAAGCGAATTTTCAAAGAAATATCTTAGCTGAAGTTCCTAGTGAAGATGATACTAATCCGTTTGGATATAAAGCACTAGAACTGTGTTGTAGGGATTATACTGTTGAAGAGATGAAAAATAAGGGTGTTTATTGTTATGGTATAGATTTGGCTAAATCTGTAGATTGGACGGTTATTTGTGGTTTAAATAAAAAAGGGGTTTTAGTTTATTTTGATAGATTCCAGAATTCTTGGGAATTGACTAAAAAAAAGATATTAGCAGTAGTTAAAAAAACACCAACTTTAGTAGATAGTACAGGAGTCGGAGATCCTATTTTAGAATCTTTGCAGACTACTAACCCTAATATTTTAGGATATAAATACAATAATATTTCCAAAGTTCATCTCGTTGAGAAATTAGCTATTGCTATTCAACAAGGAGAAATAACATTACCCTTAGATAATGAAATTTTACTAGGAGAGTTGGAGAGTTTTGAAACTCAACAAACCCCTAAAGATAAAAAAATAACTTATAATGCTGCAACTGGTTATAATGATGATTGTGTTAATGCTCTTGCTCTTGCTGTTATGCAGTTAGATAAAGGTATAGTCCCTTTAGATTCTTTTTATAAAGAAGATAAAGAAGAAGAATCTTTAGAAGGCTGGTATTAATTTTTGCAAAAAATAAAAAAAGGACTTCAAATATTTAAATAGAATATAATTTTTTATAAGTGAGAAAATATGTATAATCCATTAAATATATTTAAAAAGAAAATAGACAATGCAGATAATTTAGTACATAGTTCAATATCTTATAATGGACTAGATAAGGTTAAATATCCAGAATTTAACAATAAAAATATTTTAAATAAATTACTTTCAACTTATTCTTATGTCTGTGCAGAAATAAATGCTAAAAAAATAGCTTCTCTACCTTTAAGATTATATGCAAGAAGAAGTAATAGAAGAAGTAAATTCCATAATGGTAAAGAAATTATACATGTTCCATATAAAAAAATAACAAAAAAACAATATAATTATTTATCAGGTAATTTATATGAAAAACCATTAGATAGTATAAGAAGAAAAAGCAGTTATGGATTTGATTCAGTAGTAGAAATATTGGATCATCCTGTTTTAGACTTATTAAGAACAGTTAATCCCTACTCTGATGAATGGGATTTCATCTACTCTATCTCTATGTATGAACAGATGTTTGGAGATAGTTATGTTCAAATTGTTGGAGACAAACGACCAGAAGAACTATGGATTATGCCTAGTCAATGGACTAAAATTAGAGTTAGTGATAATTCTACTTTTATAGAAGGATATAAATATGGAGTTCCTGGTAGAGAAGTTAATTTCGCTCCTGAAGATATTATACATTTTAAATTTAGAAATTTAAAAGATTTATGGTATGGACAGTCAAAAATAGAGATAGCTTGGAATTATATTTGTTTATTAGATGAAAATAGTATAAAAAGATTAGCAAATGCAAAAAACCTTGGTATCCCACCATTCTTTATTATAGCAAAAAATGCAACTAGTAAAGATGTAAGTTTAAAAAGATTAGAGAAAAGGTGGAATGCCAAACATCAAGGAAGTATAAAGCAAGGGTCTCTAGCTATCCTGCCAGGGGATATAGATGTTAAGACAGTAGATATGCCAATTATAGATCAAGGAGTAGAAGATGAACCTATTATAATCGCTATAGCAAATGCATTTGGAGTCCCAGTTTCTAAAGTAATAGAAAATAAAGTTAGAGCGAATTCTTCACAAGGTAATAACGATTGGCTTGAAGGGACTATCTCTTCTTATACAAAAAATATTGAAGAACGATTAAATGAAACTTTACTACCATTTTATCCTAATTCATCAGATTTATTCTTAGCTTTCGACAATTGTATTCCTACTGATAAAGAATTTGAGTTAAAAGAGAATATAGGATATAAAAATTCAGGGATAAAAACCGCTAACGAAGTAAGAGAAAGTATTGGACTAGAACCAATTGAAGGTGGAGATGTGCTAGAAAATAAATCTTCTCCTGCTATGCCTGAGCCTATCCCTATTCTTAATAATTCTGATGATGATAATAATAAAAATATTAATATAGAATTAAAAAATAAAATGGACAATCTTATAAAAGATATTAGTAATATAGATAAACAGGATAAATATAAACAACAACCTATTACTATAAATTTACAGAATGATATAGAAGTAGAAGAAGAAATAGAAGAAAAAGAAAATAAAAAAGAAGGAGTTTCAAAAATTACGTTGAAAGAAGATAAAGAAGAAAATATATTAGATAAAATAGTTAATAACTTGAAAAATGATTAATTTTTTAGGAAAATAAAATGACAGATACAAATAAAATTAAGTTTAAAATATGTAATAATTTAGAATTTAAGTCTTTAGATGATACTAAAAGAAGTTTTTCTGCTGTAATAACAAGTAATAAGCTGGACTCTGATGGAGAAGTTATTTTACCAGAAGGTGTTGCTTATAAAGAATATGTGAATTCTAGAAAAGGATTATTTTATAATCACGACTATGAAACAAAAATAGGAGAAATAACTAAAATAAGAAAGAGTAAAGATAAATTAATAGCAGAAGGATTCTTATTTAATACTCCTGGAGATACGGGAAATAAATATTTTGATCTAATTGATTATATATATTTTACTTCTAAACAGTCAGAAATAGTTGGACTAAGTATCGGTTATCATACTATATCCAAAAGAAGGCCAACTCCTAAAGATTTAAAAGACTATGGGAAAGAAACTACTGAGATAATTACTGATTCTAAATTAATGGAGATTAGTATAACTCCTATCCCGTCTAATACAGATAGTCGTTTAGTAGCTATGAAAAAATTATCACAAGAAACTAAGAATAAATTTTTCCCAAAAATAAAGAAAATAGAAAAAATAGTATTTTATAAGAATAAAGAAAAAGAAGATAGAGAAATACTTAATAATAAAAAAGAGCTTGTAATAAAAGAAATTTTAAAGAGAAAAGGAGAGATCTTTTATTAAAATTTTGAAAGTGTATTAACTGTAAATCCAGAAAAGTATGCAGTTTATAACTGTTTAGATTTAAAGGAGTCCATTTAATAACTTTTGTTCATATTAATTTATTTAAGGACAAAACTATGTTAATTAAAACAATTAAAGAAAAGATTAAGAAATTAATCGCTGATGGAAAAACTAAAGAAGAAATTAAAGTAGAAGTTAAATCTCTTATAGGTTCAGAGAAGGTAGAAAATGATAATAATGAAGAGTTGGATTTTGATTTTGATAGAGATATTGAAATTAAAGAAGCTAAAAAGTCAGTTAAAATGACTTTTGATACAAAAGAAGAAATAGAAAAAATAGTAGATGAAGTAGAAATAAAAATAGCTCCTGTTAAAAGCAAAAAGATTTACCAGGTAAAAGAAACGAAGGAGTTTAAAATACCTGCTTCTGCTAAAGCTTGGGGCAAACTAAAAACCTATAAAAAGGATGAAGAACAATTGGCATATAACCACGGAATGTGGTTTCAAGCTACTCAAGGGAAGAATGCCAAAGCTATTCAGTATTGTAAAGATGCAGGAATCAGTATTAAAACTACTCAGATTGAAGGAACAGATTCTCTTGGTGGGTATTTTGTGCCTAGTGAATTAGCAGCAGGAGTATTAGAATTAGTTGATACTTACGGATATATTAGGCAAAATGCTGATGTTCAAAGTATGAGTGGTCGTTCTAAGTTGTTCAACAAACTCTTAACAGATGTGACTATCAATTTTATTACTGAAGGTGCAGATAAGGGTGAAACTAATAAAACTTGGGAACAAGTTGAAGTTGTTGCAAAAAAAACAGCTGCTATTGTTCATTTAAGTGATGAACTTAATGATGACGCAGTTATCAATATGATTGACAACCTGAGAAATAATTTAGCAAGAAAACAAGCAGAAAAAGAAGATACTGTTTGTACATTAGGTACCGGAAGTGCTGGATCTACATATGGAGGTACTACAGGATGGGTTACTAAAATAGAAAATGTTGGTGATAATAAAAGTATTATTCGTGGGACTGGTGATGGAGCTTGGGATGATTTAGTTATAACTGATTTCTTAGCTATGATGGGAAGACTTCCTCAATATGCTAAAACTGGTGGAACTCCAAAGTGGTATTGTAGTTCAGACTTTAAGAGTCGTGTAATGGATAGACTTACTTCTGCTGGTTCTGGAAACTACATAGGCTCATTAGAAGCAGGATTTACAAGCTTATTCTTAGGAAAACAGGTAGTTGAAACTGATGTTTTAAAAACTGATGATGTTGATGATCCTTCTGGATTAAATACTTATTGTGGGTACGGCCGTCTGGATTTGGCTAGCATTTTTGGTCAAAGACAAGGCATTACTTTTGCAACAAGCACTGAAGGTTCAGACGCGTTTGAAAGAGATGAAACACTTTTACGTATGGTAAGTAGATGGGGATACAATTGTCATGAACCAGGAACTAACGCTAAAGCCGGACCAATGATACTTTTGCAAGCATAATATATTTATTATCTGCCCACCTACTTAAATCGTCTGGTAGGTGGGTAGAATTAGTTTGAAAAAAAATATAATGAAATTAAAATTATTAAAAAATACTGGTGGGCAGCCAGGAATCAACGCCTGTGAAGCAGGAAAAGTTCTAACTAAAGGTAATAAGTTAGAAGCCTCAGGACTTGCCCTGAGTAGTGTCACAGAAGAAGAACTAATAAAAAAATATATAGCCGTAAAAATAAAAGAAAAACCTAAAAATAAAATGATAAAGAAAGAAACTTTATTAACTAAAAACTTATAAGGATAAAATAATGATAATTGAAAATGGTGGAAATATTGCTTATAAAGCAGAAGTAACTAGTCATAAAAGAGTAAGGATTGAGCATAGTGATTCTTCTTATTTTGCAACTCAAAATAAGGAAAGTTTCATTCTCAACCTAGAAGTTACACCTACTGGAGATCCTTTAGTAACTCCTTCAGATCCTAGTAAAGAGAATCCTAGTGCTTATTATGATAATAATCCTTTCTGTTATATAAAAAACACTTCAGATAAAGATTTGGTTGTAACAAAGACAAGTGTATATTTAATAGCAGATAATATTATTATTCTCAGAAAAAATCCCTTAGGAGATCCTGATACTAATAGTGTAACTGATATTACTCCTGTTAATCTTAATTTTGATGGTAGTGATAGTGCTACAGGTGATTTCTATTATGGAGAAAATATAACAGGATTAGGTGAATCTGAAGAGATAGGAGAAGGAGAGATAGTTAAGAGATGGCATATAAATGATGATGATGGTGAAACAGACCTTACTTTTGACGGTAATCTTATTCTTAGAACTGGGGACGTTTTAGCTTATCATATTGAAAATCCTGATTCAAAAGTTGAGATGTCAGTAGAATTCTTTTATAAAAATATTTAAGAAACTTTATAATTCTTAATTTTTCGGGAGAAAATAAAATGATAGAAGTAATTTTGCTTATAGATTTTCTTGGTAATCATCGTGGAAAGACTATTTTTCTTGATGATGCTAATGCTTATAAGTTAAGCAAAGAAAAAGTAGTTATTATAAAAAAAGATATAGACACAAGCATTTATTATAACAAAATGTTATTAAACTATGCAAAAAAAAATAAATAATAAAAATTCTACAAGGGAATCAACTATGGAATTAAGCAAATTGAGTATAGGTGTACTATCAACATTGTTTGGAATAATAATCACTGCTTCTACACTGCTAG